TCGGTCATCGAGGCGCGGAACTTCTCTTTCGAGTATCCGGCATTTGCCAGGGCTCGGCCGATTGCTGAGGTCTCGCAGTTCTCGAGGGCTGAGGTCTTATTGACCGGGGATCCTCCGACTACTTCTTCGGCGAATCCGTTAGCTGCGAGCCGGTCGCCGATCCAGACCTGCGCTTCCATGAGGTACTGGAGCGGGCGGCCTGAGTCGTCTCGGACTACCTCGATGAGCCTGGACTCGATGCGGCCGTCGGCCTTGTGCTCGCCCCAGAACTTGTGAATGCGGGTGTCGACGGTCTCGTATTGGCTGAGGTCAAACGCCCTGATTGGCCGCCAATACCTCGAGGCAGCGCCATGAGCAGAAATGCATAGTGAGGCCTGCTCGAGGTGTCACGGTCAGGAATGTGCCGTCGTGCATGATCGTCCGGCAGTCATTGCATTGGTAAAGAATCATTCTGTTTCCCCTAGCTCTTGGATCATTTTCATGGCCTTTTTGATTCCAAGCGTGGGATTTGGAAATTCCTTTTCCAACGCTTCGGTTACGTGTGCCAGGGCGTTTAGGTATCCGTACACCCAAATAGCGTTTTCCCGGTCGTTTAGGTTTTCCAGGTCAATATTTTTCATGCGAGGATTTCCCATTCTCTGAGGATTCGGCCGTGATTGCCTTTGACTATGGATGTGGTGAAGCCTGAGGCGCGGATAAGGCCCTTTGAGGCCCAGGAGTGCATTAGAGCGCCTATCTGGTTGGTTGATCCGCAGGGTAGACCCACGTGCATCCTGAGGTCGTCGGCTGTGATTGTGCGCCCAGGCCCAAGGTCGCGCCGGTAATCGTTGGCCCGCTGGTGCCATTCGGCGTCTTTGACGACGGCGGCTGTTGCTGCGGCCTTGGCGCCATAACCGTCCCCAGCAGCACACCAGCTGCAAATGCTATCCCTGATAGACCGACCACAAGTAGAGCAGTCGTCAAGCGTTGTGGCGAATAGTTGTCCATCGTGCATCGTTTCCCCTTCGTGTTTGTTTGTGTTTGTTAAAGGCCTGGAGCCTCGAGCCAGCCGATTAAGCCCATGAAGGCCAGGCCGACTGCTGTGGCGCCAATGTAGAACAGGACTCTGACAAAATACTGAAGCGACATTTCCCCTACTTTCCTGGTGTGCAGGTCCAGCGGCCCCCGGCCCAGTGCTTGGCGCCTGTCCACTTTCCCCGGTGATTGAGTGTTTCGACCATGGCCGCTATTTGGAGATTTCTGGGCCATTTGTGCATTTCGACGGTGCGTAGGTGTGCGGCGAATTGGCGGGGCTTGGGGTGCCAAGTCTTGATCCAGTCGAGCATCATCCATGTGGCGCCGTCGGTTAGGGCGTCATTGAATTGGAACATGCCGAAATAGCCATTAGCCCGGTTCGTGCTGCGCGGGTTCGAGTGACTTTCGCGTTCGGCCACGCATTCGACGTACCTCACTTGATCTTGAGGGACAACGTATGTGGGGCCTGCGAGTAGTGCCGCAGCTGCTACGGCCGCCACAATCACACGGCCTCAATGATCGTGACGGTAGACGATACGCGGGTGCGGGTGATTGCTTCCACACTGTCGCGGTTTACTCGCCTTTGGCCCCCGGGCGTCTTGTGCCCTTCGATTATGCCTTTGTCCACGTACTGTCGGACGGTTTCCCGAGTGACGCCCAGTATTCGGGCTGCCTCACCGGGCTTTATTAGTTCGCTCATCGTTTCCCCTTTCGGGTCAGACATTAGCGGTGTCTGCGCTATTTGCGCTTTTTATTTCTTCGGCGTGTTGAGAATGGGCAGCGGGAAGGTCTGGAAGTTGTTTTCGCCTTTGGTCGAGAAACTGACATGGATGTGCCTAAGGTGCCCGTAGCCCGAGCCGCGCCATTCCCACATCGAGTTCGGGTACGTGCCCGAGGAAATGCGGTCATTAAAGACCACATACAAGATTCTGTTAGCTCCTGGAATGCCGGAAGCCGCATAGGCTACAAGCTGATTAGCGAGCCGCTGTGCTGCTCCAGGGTCTTTGGGGTCGAGGTCGGCGTCGATGTCGAGGGCGTGAACTAGGCCTCGAGCGTCGGGATTGTGTTGGGACTGCCTGCCGGCGTGGGCCTTGTCGCCGATCCAGCCGTCTGAGCGCTTGTCACGCCTGGGCCAGCGCTTGTTTACCTGGTTGCGGAGGGTTACACCTCCAGCGACTAGGCGGGCCATTATTCTCCCTCGATTTCTAGCTCGGGCATGACGGCGATGTCGTCCACGTGGGGCCTCGAGTTCTTGCCGTAGCGGTAGTCGTCACGGTTGAGAGCGTTCATTAGCACGGGGATGCCTGCGGCCCCTAGGGCCACGATTAGGGGGTGAACGTTGGAGGTGGCAAGCCATGAGCCTAATGCCCCTAGGAGGGCTCCTGCGAGGCTTTTAGCGACCGTACCTTCCCAAGTAACCGCCAGCCATTTACCCATGACTTACCACCTGTCCTAGAGCCGTGAGGCTAGTTCGTCGAGTTTCGCTGCTATGTCTGAGAGGCTTGAGCCGCCGTTGCGGTAGCCGGGCTGAATGGTCTTGGTGTAGCGCTCGATTTCTTGCCGGACGACTGATCGAATGAGCCAGAATAGGCCGGCGAGGATTGCGGCGAGAATGGTTATTACGCCGACCGCTACGCCGACGACATCTGTCCACTGCATGGCCCAAACTAACGATTCTTGAGGCGCTCGAGCACGATTGCCCGGGCGCGTTCCGTCGAGCTAGTTGCCTTGGGCGCCGCCTTCTTGGCTGTGCGCTTTTTGGGCTGCTCGACGGGTTCTAATGCCTCGATGATTTCCTCGGCCTGCTGCTCGCTCATGATGCGAGTCCTGGGTACATCACGGCGATCATGGCGTCGGTGAAGCCGAGGCTCTTGGCGTGTGCGATGGCTGCCTCACGAGCTGTGGCGTCGGCTGCGGCCTTGGCGGCTGCGGCGTCGGCTGCCATTTGGGCGTCTTGGGCGTCTTTGAGGATTTGCTCGGCCTCGGCTTGGGTGAAATCCCGCTCGGTGACTGTCGGGGGGTCGGTTGTTAGATCGGTTTCGATAACGTCAGCCATGTCTCTCCCTTATGAGTTCTTGTAGCCGTAAACGCGAACGGTGCCGGATAGCGTCGATGATGCGGGGTAAATTGTTAGTCCGTCATAAGCGGTCGCAGTGGTGTGTACGCCGCTGAAATAGGCGACGTTATTTGTCGGGTCATATGTGTCTGATTGGAAATTTGTCACTGCCGCAAGTGCTGGGCCAATGATGTTGCTGCGCAAAGCACAGACTGAGGTGTCGACAAATCCGACATTGATAGTTGTCTGTGAACTGAGAGAGGCACCACTAACACCTGTGCCACTCGCTAGAAGTCTTTGCTGTGCGTAGTTGGTGGTGGCATCTGTGCCTGAAAGTCGTAGGCGATAGTTGATGGACTGGTTGCCACTGGCGAGCGATGACCTCATAAGCAGGAAATAGGAATCGTATGTCGCTGTAAACACACCGTTAAGGCTGACGGAAGTTACCCCCGAGAAGGTCACTGCCCCGCCTGATGCGCTGGCACTTCCGCCGCTGTTGGCGATGGATGTCGGGGTGACGATTGCAAGGCCTGGCGCCGTCGCGTTTGGCGCGATCGAGTACCAGGTAGTTCCCGAGGCAACGTACACGAATGAGAGGCCCTGGTATTGGGCCGTTGTAACCGTCGATCCGACGATCGTTCCGCCGCTAACTGTGAGCGCTCCTGCACCAATCTGGGCGACGTTCACCACCATTCCGTCGACCAGGCTGGAGGTCGGGAGGGTAAACGTACCTGGTGACGCCGAGTTATAAAGAAACTTATTGCCGCCCAGAATGTCGGCCACGGTAATCGTGTAGCCCGAGGTCTTGACCAGGCCAGGGCCGCCGGAAGCCACAACGTCAACTCGGTTAGCTAGGGCCAGGGAGGCCGTGGGGTAGTCGGCTACGAGATCCGTCGAAGTGACGTAGGTCGTGCCTCCTGTAGTGGTTGCCATGCTGTGCCCTTCCTAGGCTGCTATAAGGTCGTCGGCGGTAACTACGTTGTACCAGATAATGGTCGGATCTACGTCGCCCCATTGTAGCGCCGGGTCGACGTCTCCCCAGGTAACCGTCTGGTACGAATATCGGGGGTCTGAGATGGATAGCGTCAGGATGTGCTGACCAGGCGTGTACGTCTCTGACCAGCCCTCGACCAGGCCTAGAAACTGCTCGAAGGGCGCAGGCTGAGGCAGGTCATTAACTAGCACGCTCGAGCCCGAAATCAGCGCGAGAACCTGATCCCGCTCGGGAACCGTCAACTGGTCGACGTAAATCGAGATGTTTCCCAGATTCCACAATGGGTAAGCCTGGGCGAGAAGGATCGCGTTCGCCCGGCTAATCGCGTCCGCGTTGGCCTTTAGACCTGTTTCGAGGGTCAAGGCCCGGCGGCCATAGGTGGCGATCGAGGTCGCGTCCGTCGCCTGGTGATATGACGGGTTGCTGCCATGGCTGACCGTGGCATCGTTAATGATCGAGACTTGATTCTGGGTCCAGGCGGGCGTGAAGATGACGCCGTTACTCGGCAGGCTGGTTGCAGCTGTAGTCGAGGGGTAGGAATCCCAACTGGCCTCGGCCTCGGCCCATGTGTTTATCTGGGCGCCCCAGGCTCCCGGGAAAGCGGTCGAGCCTCGGTTGCCGTAGGACTCGAATACGACGTAACCCTCTGGAGTGTCGAAGTAGGTTCCGCCTGACCATTCGGCGAGGGCCTGGAGGCCGTCGAGGCAGGTCTGGGGCTGCGCGTTGCCGGCCGAAACCGAGTAGAGCTCGAGGGTAGTTGTGCCGCCGTTGAGGTATGTCTCGCCTGAATCGGTCAGGATTTCCTCGGCCCTCGAGTAGACAGTCTCCGAGGAGTAGCCGGATGCGCCGGTGATCCTGGAGCCCAGGTTAGAGAGGTTGCCGATACAGGTAATCGTGGTGATCGCGGTCGGCGGGATGGAGGACAAATGAGTAATGGCCAGGTCTGTCACTTCGCCGGTAAACCTGCGGAAGCCGTAGGTCGTGATATCGACGGTCGCGGCCAGGTCAATCGAAACGCCTTCCGAGCCCCTAAGCGCGATCACGGCGGTCGAGGCCTCGGGCTGCGACTTAATGTCATTACGGCCATGAGTAACGGAAATCTGGTACTCGACGTCCGCCAGATCAAGGCTGACGCCCCCGATAATGATGTGCGTTACTGGGCTGGTCACTGGAGTACTGCCTGCCCAGTACGGCCAAGGCGCTGGTTGGAGTCCTCAATGGCTCGAGCTATGGCCTGAGCAATTGAGGTGTTGTTGAGGAATGGGGAGCCTGCGATTAGTTGACTCTGCGACATTCCTGTACCTGCCTGCGACGCGGTTCCCGCCATAATCGAGGTGGCCCCGCTCTGAGCGAATCCAGCGGCTGCGAGGACGTCGCGGATTTCCTTCACCATGGCCTCGGTGAGGGTTGCGCCCATCTTTCGGCCCATCTCGGCCAGGAGAGCGCTCGATTCGTCGAGTTCGGCCTGCATGGTCATGAGGTATCCGGCGGCCGATTGCACACCAGCGACCAGCATGGGCGGGACCATCTCGGCTGCGGTGGTTTCGGCCATGCTCTGCACGTCGACCAGTTTTGATTGCATGGTCTTGATGAGGCCCTTGTCGATGATTTCCTTGGCGAGTTGGTTGCCTGCCTCGGGGCCGAGGGCGGCCACGGCGTCCCGGAGTTCCGGGCCACCCTCGGAGTTCAGTTGCTTCAGGTAGCCGCCGAATATGCCAGCCTGGTCGATCTGCTTCTGGAAACCTTCGAGCAGGCTTACGCCGATCTTTTCGCCCGCCTGGTTGACGTCATCCATCTGATCGAATGCTGCGCCAAGGTTGATGCCCGAGAGGATGCTTTGCGACATGCTGGAGATCCAGTTATTCATGTCGTCGCGGGCCGACTGGAGCGCCTTGCCGGCATTGGTGACCTTGCTGGTCAGTTCCTTAACTAGATCTATCTGGGCCCGCAGCCTTGGGTTCATTACCTGAATTGCCTTGGCCGCGCCGTTCGAGGATCTGCTTGACTTCTCTTCGGACTCAGATCGAGCCTCAGCGGCGTCGGCGTACTTGAGTGCTGCGGCCGTAACTCGGTTGAGTGCATCCTCTGCACGCGACGGGTTAAATCCGCCTGACGGGTTGACTGCTTTATTCAAGTCGGAGAGTTTGCCGATTGCTGCCCCGACTGGGTTAAGAAAGTCCAGAAATGTATTCCCAAAAGCCTGAATTACCGGGCCGCCTTTACTCAGGACCGTTTGCACCATTTCATTGGTACTGTCAATAAACCCCTTAGCCCCTAATGCTGCCTCCAAAAGATTCTGTCCAAGCACGCCAATGTCAAAGCCGAGGGCTTCAGTCTGCGGCTGTAGTTCGCGCATCCTGACAGTGAGGTTTCCTAGGCCTCCGCCTGTGCTTGTGAAGCCTTCGATAAGGCCCTTGCCGAGTGACTCTTTAAGTTCGTCGAAGGCAATACCGAGAATCTCAATTTGGCCTTGGAGTGTTTCGGCTTTGGCTGCGGCCTGGCCGCCAAATGTGTCTGAGAGTTGTTGGGTTGCGGCGTCGAGGTCTTTTGATTTGATGGTCGAGGCGTCTATGCCTGCGCCGAGTTTGCCGAGTGCCCCAAAGTTTCCGTCGTACGCCTTGGCTAGGGCTTTGGCTACGGATTCGAGGCTTTTGCCTGTTCCGATGCTAGTTTCTACGGAAAGGTTTAGCAGTTTCTGGGCCTCGGCTACGTTGCCTACACTGACAAGGAGTGTCTGCATAGCGGGGCGAAGGTTGGAATCGCTCACACCCGTGGCGAACTGCATGTCGTCTATGAACGTGTTGATCTCGTCGGAGGCTGCCGCAAATCCGAGGTTCTCTAAGGTCGTGTTGAGTTTGGCAAGTTCCGCTTCCTCATCCATAGCGGCTTTAACTGCGTCGACTCCGACGGCTACGGCGAACGCTCCGGCGGCGGCGGCCGCGCCGAGCAGTGCCGGGCCGACCATGCTTGTGAGTTTGCTGCCGAATCCTGATAAGCTGCGGTCTGCGCTGTTAAGGCCGTTGCGGAGTTTGGAT